AATTTAGCGCTACTCCGACAATTATAAGTAGCGTAACGTCATGTATTATTTCCATAGTTTTAGCTTTTTAGTTTTTTAATAGAAATAATAAGTAATACTAATACATAGAGAGTTAGTCCACAGAATATATCAAGTGATACGAACCCATTAGCAAAAGCTACAGTTAATGAAATTAGTAAAATCATCATGTAATAGAAAATTAATAGTAACATAGTAATAATAGTTTTGTGAGTATTAAGTTACTGTTTCATCTTTTTAGAATCATCAGATAAGATACACATCTTATTACAGTGAGTCTTTTTAAATCATACTCAGGATTATTTATTTAGTATTCGTTTAGTATTAGTTCTTCCATTAGCCATATATCATCGTATGACATATAGCTATTTATTGTTACAACTAATTTGTTTTCGTTTACAAAATAACCTTTATCTACTGCATTATTGCTACCATTCCAGCGATGTGCTATACGTCCTATTTTTTTTAAGTAAAATTCGTACTTCCATATAGGTAATCTAGTCTCTGGACATTCTTTTACAAATGCCTTATAAGTAACTGATTTAGTAACATTTTTGTCAAGATAATAGTTTTCCATAATAATTTAGTTTTGTGAGCATTATGCTCTGATTAATAAAATTAGACCCCCGTATGAGGATTGACATGTATGAGGGGGAGATACACACATAAAGCCTCCCTCATTTTATAACGAAAAAAATTTTATTTTTGTAATATGGATGTCAACTTAGAAAATGGTAAGATTGTAACAACTGAGAATGGCTTTTACTGTGTGGACAAATATTACCGTGATTATGTCGTAATGCTAAAAGACTTTGAAGAAATAACAGAACAGTTTATTAATAATGACTTTGAGATATTATCGCACAAGTTTTATATTATGAATAGATTTTTAACTGAAGAAGAGTTCAGAGAGGAGTTTGTTGACACACCACAAGAATTTGTAATACCAGGTTACAGATATATGGTAAAGATATATTTGAAAGGAAAAGAGTAAATTTGCAATATGTATTTATTAAAGGTGAGCAAAAAGGGTAGCATCCATAAGGACGCTGACTCTGTAATGATAATACCTGAGTTTACAAAACTTATGAAAGCTGAAGGTATGGGTGAGACTGCTATGAAATGGGTAGCTCTAATGTATGACTACGAAAGTCCCTATAGATATTTGAGTGAAGGTGAAAGGGAAAAGGCCGTAAGTAAAGACTTGTACGATACCTATGACTGGAAAGGCAAAAAAAAATCCGTGCTGCAAGCAGCAGTAGATAAGTACAAGAAACTTCAGTTTGACCCATTAGACGAGCAGTTAGCAGCATTCAATGCTAAGATAGACCAGTTTACTAAGTATATGAATAGTATGATGATCAATGACGATAATGCAGAAAGTCTACAAAAACTTATGATTGGTATAGAAAAGATATTGAAGACTAGACAGACATTGTTAGATGTAATTGAGCGTAGAGGTGAAAGGCAAAAGATTGTCGGTGATAAGCAACTTAGTTTTTTAGAGAGCAAGCTAGACAGAGATAATGATAAATAAAGACGTACAAAGATATAGACCTGTAGTTAATAATGGACATCCTGATTTAAGTCCAGACTCTATATCGTATCAAGAATACTGGGAACAAGAAAGAGACAGATGTATTAATGGCTTTAAACCTAGAGGCATGGATAAAATCTCTGGCAAGTATTACTTTTACTTAAACTACTTTAAGATATTGGGTAACTCAGGAGAGAAAGGTAATCGTAAAACTCTTATTAGTCCTTGGTACAGGGAAATGGACAGGGAGTACTTTGAGCTGTTTGAGACATGCAAGGAAGAAGAAAAAGGAATGATTGTAATTAAAGCTAGGGATAAGGGCTTTAGTTATATGAACTCAGGACTGCTAGCGCATGAATATACATTCTTTCCCTTTAATGATGTAGGTGTAGCAGCAGGATTGCAGTCATCAGCCTCATCTTTTTTTAATAAAGTAAAAAATGGACTTAATAATATACATCCTAACTTTCGTCATTCAAACCTTAGAGACACTGACGAGATATATAAAGCAGGATATAAAGTCAAGAATAAAGACGGCAAATGGGAAGTAGGCGGTTATCAGTCGCAGATTATATGTCGAACAATGGATAACCCTGAAGTATTCAAGGGTGAACGTTTAGGTGTTATGGTATTCGAAGAAGCAGGAGAGTTTAAGAGACTCAAGAATGCTTACATGTCTTCTAAAGCATGTTTTATGGACGGTGATATACAATATGGCGTTCCTGTCATTGGTGGTACGGGTGGAGACATTACTAAATCCTCTAAAGACTTTATGGAGATGTATTACAACGCAGATGCGTTTAATCTAATTCCTATGTTTATACCAGCAAGTAAAGCTTACTACGGCTTTTATAATATAGAGACAGGAGAAGAAGACGAGGTAGGGGCCAGAAAGAAACTTGAAGATGACCGTAAAAAAGTAGAGACAGACCAAAAAGCTTACAACTTACACTTGCAGAACTACCCGATGACAGTTGAAGAGGCTTTCTTAAACACCAAGTCTAGTAGGTTTGACATTTCTCGTATTAACGGGCAACGTGGTAGAATTATGGCAGACACTAAATATAAAGGTCAAATACAAAAAGGAAATTTAAATTGGACTATAGACGACAACGGCTTGGAAGCCGTGGAGTTTGAACCACACCCACACGGAAAATTTAAAATACTCGCACACCCGAAAACCAACTTCGTTGGTTTAGATATAGGAGGAGTAGATAGTTATGACCAAGATGAAGCAGGGGCGAGTACGTCTGAGGGGTGCGCCATGATATATAGAAGATTCTTAAATGTAGATGAGCCAGGAGACTATTTAATAGCAGAATATACTGATAGGCCTGAGAGAAAAGAAGACTTTTATGATGGTGTATTGAAGCTGGCGGTTTACTATAATGCTAAGATGTTGATAGAATATACTAAAATAGCCATCATAGATTACTTTAAAAAAGAAGGTATGCAAAAGTTTTTAAAAGAAAAGCCTGCGTCTGCACATAACATCAAAACTAAAACCAGAAACACTTACGGTGTACATATGAATAAACAAGTAAAGTCTTACATGGAAGACCTTATGGATGACTACATTAGAAGCAATATATCTGACGTTTGGTTTTATGATTTACTAGAAGAGCTGTCTTTTTATGGGCAACGTAATACTGACCGTGCAATAGCTTTTGGACTGTGTTTGTTGCATAATAATGATAATTATAGGCGTAAAGTTTTGGATGTGGACGAAAAAATTACTAAAGAGTCGCTTGGTTTTCGTAAATTTGCAATTAATAGTCAAGGTATACCAAAAAAAATTCGATAAATGTATAACACAATTACATTTCCAAAACAGCTATTATTAGATAGCGAAAAAACAGAAGAATGGTGCAATGCTATGATAGACGCTATCATTAGCACAATGAACACAGATGACTCACCATTAGTACACTCAAGATTAGATGATATAAGAAATTATAACATTTACAACGGACATGTTGATGTTGATGAATATAGATATGTAACAGAGCAGTATGGGGCTTCGTATCCTGCAAAACTAGTTAACTATCCAATTATTAGCCCAAAGATTGACTTACTTATGGGTGAAGAGTTAATGAGGCCACTTGAAAAAAATATATCTACTATTAATAAAAATGCAACAATAAGGAAATTAGATACAAAAATTGCAATAGAAGTCAAAAAATACATAAACGAACAACTAGAAGAGTTAAGAGCAAAAACACCAGAGTCTATATCTTTAGAGTTAGATGACTTACCTATGCCAGATGACGTGGAAAAGTTTATGGCTTATACTTATAAAGAGGCTGTAGAAGAGGTTGTTGAAGATGGATTGGACTATATTATCAATAAATACAATTTAAAAGATGTATTCAAGACAGGGTTTAGAGATATGCTTGTTACGTCTAAAGAGTTTTACAAAATATACGCTAAAAATGGCGACCCTTATGTCAGACGTGTAGACCCAAGAAACTTAATATATGACACAAACTCTGAGTCTGATTATTTAGATGATGCTCAATGGGTAGGTGAAGAAAGATGGCTGTCAGTAAACGAAGTCTTAGATGAGTTTTACGAAGTTTTAGATAGAGAACAAGTTAATCATTTAGAAGAAATGAGTAGGGTAAACTCTATGAATGCTGCTAATGTTTACAATCAAGACTTTGAATGGTTAGACTGGAACGAAACCACAGGTACTAGAGTAAGAGTAGTTACTTGCGAATGGAAGTCTATCAAGCCTATTAGATTTAAGGTGTCTGAAAACAAATACGACCCTGAAAGACCTTTCAAAAAAGTAGTTCCAGATAACTACAAAAAGAAAAAAAGCGATGATATAGAGACTAGATATGTAGACGACATCTGGGAAGGAACTAAGATAGGTGGAGTAGTATTAGTTAATTGTCAGCGCAGACCTAATCAAGTACGTTCTGTAGATGATTATGCTTCTACACCATTGTCTTATGTAGGTGTTATTAGAAACAATAGTACAGGTAGGCCACAGTCACTTGTAGACTTACTACATAATATTCAAATGCTTTACAATATAACAATGTATCACATTGAGTTAGCCATGGCTCGTTCAGGTGGTAAAGCTGTAGTATATGATGTTTCTCAGTTACCCACTAATATAGGCATGGACATGCAAGATGTAATGTATCATTTGAAGAATGATGGTATCATACCTATTAACAGTAAAGATGAAGGTAATCAAGTATCTACATTTAATCAATTTCAACAAGTAGACTTTACTATATCTCAGTCTGTCTCTCAATTATTTAATTTAAAATTAATGCTTGAGGAAACTGCTGGACAAATATCTGGTATTAACAGACAAAGAAGTGGAGCTATAAACACAAGCGAATATGTAGGTAACGTGCAAAGGTCGGTACAACAGTCTGCATTATCTACAGAGTCTTGGTTTTATTTACACAATCAAGTAAAAAAGCGTGTTTTAGAGCGTGCTGCTAACCTTATGAAAGTATGTTGGGCTGGTGGTACTAAAGCAGCTACTATACTTGGTGATGGGGCTTATAAGATATTAAACGTATTGCCAGGGCAAATACCAATGAATGACTATGGTTTATTCTTAGGTGATAGCGCTAAAGAAATGAATGACAAACAAATTGTCAATCAAATAGCGCAAGCCGCTATGCAGTCTGGACAAGCTGGGCTTTTAGATGTTTTAAAGGTTTTAAAAGCTGATACTGTAACTGAAGCAGAAACCACTTTAGAAAAAGCTATGGCTGTTATGCAACAGCAATCACAACAGCAACAAGAAGCTATGCAGCAACAAGCAGAGATGCAGGAAGCGATGAAGCAAGCTGAACACGGTAGAGCTGTAGAGCTTGAAAACCTAAGAGTTGGCGGTAAGATTAAAGTTGCTGAAATAGAAACTGAAGCTAAAAAAGAGATAGCAGATATAAGAGACGATGGTGAAAGAGACATCGCAGACATGAAAGAAAAAGTTAAAATGAAGTCTGAAGGAATAGAGCCTGAACTAGAACCAAAAACAAGTCCAGGTTCTGGGGATGTAAAATCTTTAGACGAATTATTAGGATAAGTCGTATATTTGCAAAGGAGTAACAAATAAAAACAATTATGTCAGAAGAAAATAAAAGTGCAATAGTAGATAACACAGAGTCAAGCAATGAAGATTTTAATCCAATTGCATTTGGCGATACGTTTATCCCTGAAAAGGATGCAACTACTGAAGCTGTTGAAGAAACAACAGAGGAATCAGTTGAAACTGTCGCTGAAGAAAGTGATGATTGGTCATTCGATGAGCCGACAGAACCTGTTGCTACAGAAGAAGCTAAACCAGGTGATGAAGCAGCGAGGGACGAAATTAACTGGTCAAGAATTGCAGCTCAGCTTGGACTTGATGGAAAAAGCACTAAAGAGGAAATCCAAGAAGCTTTAAAAGCTGCGGAAACTAAAAAAGAAGACGAGCAGAAAGATGCTCCTTCTAATGAGTTCGACCAAATGAACTCTTTATTAAAGTTAGACGATAAAGGTTTAATGGTCGAAGAATTAAAAGCAAGAGGTTTTGCAGATGCTGAGGTTGAAGACTATATTGACAGACTTGAAGATGCTGGTACATTAAAGTATGAAGCTTTAAAAGTTAGAAATGACATTAGAAAACATGTAGTTGATAGTGAAGCAAAAGCTAAAGAGGAGGCTAAGATTGCTGAAGAGCAAAAAGCAAAGCAAATAGAAGAAAACAAAGTGGCTTTGCAAAAAACTATAAAAGAAAGAGAAGATTTTTATGGTTACAACTTAGGAAAGGAACAAAAGAAAGAAGTATATAAATACATCACTAGTGGTGATTTTTATAAAGATTTAAGTTCTTCGCATGAAGAGGTGTTTGAACAGGCGATGTTTAAATTGTTCAAAGAACGTGTTATGTCGCTACAGTCTAAAAAAGGATATGAAGACGGTAAGTCTCAAATCCTAGACAACATTACATCTCCAGATTTA